AACTGTAGAAGACTGTCAAAAGACTATGAATTAAGCCTTTTTTCTGCCGAAAACTTCATACGACTTGCTTTTATATCGGTAATTATCAAGCGTTTTTAAATTCATGAAGACAGCTTCTAAGTTAGCCACCTTGCTAAAATAAGTTAAAATCGCTACAATAATATAGGCATGTTCTCGTAGCTCAGTAGGATAGAGCGATCGCCTCCTAAGCGATAGGTCGCTGGTTCGATTCCAGTCGAGAACGTAAAAACACCCTGTTAGATACTTGTTCTAACAGGGTTTTATTTTATTTTGTGCCAAGCTTGTGCCAAATGGGTATCGATTTTCAAATACATCATCGAATACAGCGTTAATCAATTCGACATCTTTATCTTCTAATTCCTTTATAATGTGCAAATAAGTAGACATAGTTGTTTCCATGCTACTATGTCCCAGGCGTTTTGAAACATTCATAATATTAACGCCCTGGTATAACAAAATTGATGCATGGGTGTGGCGCAATCCATGCAAAGTGAATTGTTTTTCTATTCCTAGTTCTTTGAGCTTTTTCTTTAGGTACTTTGTGACAGCATTTGTAGAAACTAAGCCGTTCTTCAAATTATAGAATACAAAGTTTTCTTTATTTTCGATTTCAAAATTAGTAAAAAGTTCTTTCTGATCTTGCTTGAATTTTTCTAGCAGTACCGTCGTATGGTTATCGATTGAAATTTTTCTAATTGATGAATCGTTTTTAGTCGGAGCCCACTGTTTAAGTTTATAATTCCACGTTTTATTTATATCAACTATTTTCTTTTCGAAATCGATATCGTTCCAAGTCAGGCCTAATAGTTCTGAAAAACGCATTCCGGTTGCGCCAGCTACAATTACCATCATAGGAGAAGCAAAGTGTGGAGTTATGCCTTTTTCTACAAGCTTCATTAATTCTTTGAATGATTCGTAATCTAGAAACTTATCTTCTTTTGGCTTTATTGCCTGTTGTCCTTTGATTACAGCCTTTCTAGTTGGATCGTACAGAATTAACCCTTCCTCGACTGCATCCTTTAGAGAGGCTCTAATATGGTTGTTAAACTTAATGACTGTTGACTTTACATGATGCTTTGCATACTTATTTAGATATCTCTGATAAGTAGGTCTATCTAATTCAGAAATGATAACTGTAGGCATGTACTTTTTTATGTTCATCAGGTATCTTGATATTTTCGATAGGTAATAGTGGAAACGCTATCTTCTTTGTAAAGGGACATCCAGTCTTCAAAATATTCGGATAAAAATAAATTCTTTTTTTCGCCTTTCAATCCACGAGACATATTATATTCTAGTTCGGTTACAGCATCTTTAGCTTCGGTTCTTGTCCGGAACCCTCCTTTTCGGAGCTTATCGAAGGAGCCATCACCTTTTTTGAAAGATATTTCATACTGCCAGGTCTTGCCTCGTTTTACTAGCCTAGCCAATAACATTCCCCCTTCCTGTCATTAAATGGAAAATAAACTTCTAGTCTCCATTGTTGAGCTTGCGTTCGTTTTCGTCTCAAAAAAAGAAGGATCTGTAAACTCTCTAATTATCTTACTTTCGAATGTTTCCACTTTTAACATTTCTTGAAGCAAACTATTTCTGTCATAGTAGGATTTTCCTTGGTAAGCCTCAACGGTTGCTTCAGCCTCGCTAAAGGGCATCATGCAGTTAATTTGTAAAAATCTAATAAGTCTTCTTTCGAGCATCCAATTAGGAACATCAAACAAGTTTAGCATTTTTGGGAAATTCATAATAGGATCAGAAGCTGTTGTATACAGGCTGATACCAGGTACGTAATACATCATTGACGCGGTATTTGCTTCTATTTCAATGTTTTCAGTTCCGTCATATAAGTTGGTAACATCATCATGAAAGCATTGTGAGACAGAAAAGTTTACATGAAGAGTATCGTGCCCAACTTCATGCAAACCGGTTGAATTTTTAGTTTGTCGATTATTCGAAGTATTTATCATAATACTTTTCCCTAGTTCATCACGAAAGTAATGACCGGCAATGTTCTTACTAGAAAATTTATGTTCAATATATTCAATATCTCTTTTAGCCAAGATATATTCAAGAAATTGACTAATTTTAAAATTCTCAGGAGAAGCTTTCATTTCGCGCAAAAAAGCGTAAGTATCATTATTACAAAGATTTTTAATTTCCAAATATCTAGGGACTTCCATATACAATTCGCCTCGGATCATACATTATTAATTACTATCATATAACTGCCTAGACTATTCATCGGTAGAAAGTAACTATCGTCTAGGTCTGTAGTTTCATTTTAACTTGTCTTTTCGAGTAGCGTTTCTTTTTTCTAATCTTCGTGTTCGAATCTCCAGATAATCTAACCATTCTCCTTTTAAAGTCTCGATATCTTCGTCCGTCATACCGTCAGTTTTCATTTTGAAAAATTGTGCGAATTCATCCGGTTTTTTTTCAGAAGATTCTCTACCTAAAAGATAGTCAGTGGACACGTGAAAGTAATCTGCAATTTTAGCTAAAATTATGGGATTAGGTTTTCTAGTTTTCCATTTAATAAGAAATCCGTTTGATACACCCAGAATTCGTTCTAATTCGCTGATTGAGATGTTATTTGATTTAGCCAACTCTTTAATGATTTCATAAGTATTCATTGATATCCCTACCTTTTTTGAATGCTCACAAAAAATAAAATGACAAAATGTCTAAAAACAGTTGATTAAAATTGACAGAATGTCTATAATAAATTTTGTAAACGAATTTAGCAACTAAAAAAGACGACAAAAATACAACTGATAATATGCTGACCGCCAAGAAAGCTATAAATCAATGCTATTATGTCTTGTTTAACTATGCTTTGATTATAGACAAACTGTCTATCTGTGTCAACACACTTTAGACATTAGTTGTTAAATTTGTTTGCAAAATGTAAGAAAGGAGAACTATAAATGGCTGATGCACAGAAAACAAAGCAGAAGATATTGAACCATTTCAAAACCAATAATTGGAGTATTCCAGATGTTGCTAGTGCAATGAACATTACTGAGCAGTACCTAAGAAAAATTTTAAATAACCCGGACGACCATTGGAAACAGATTACAGATATTGTGTCGCGATACAAAATCAGATGAGGGGTGAGAGCGATGCCTCAGTATTTAGAAGCCCGTATCCCTATTCCGGATGACTGTGTAATCATTTCGAAAGTTGAATATGAACAATTGAGAAAAGCTGATTCAGTCGGGCAGTGGATGACATTAAAAGAAGTTCTGGAATGTACAACACGTAAGTATGACTGGTTCACAGAAAACGTTCTAAAGAATCCAAAATATCGAAGTAAAATTGACATTGAAAAGAATACAGAAGGTTTCGTTTATTATCCGGGAGAAGGAAATGACAAGTATGTATTTTTGAGAAGTAAGACACTTAATTTTTTAGAAGAGAACTTCTCGTCGATCATGAAAAAGTAAAGGAGGAAACAAAATGACAAATTTAGTAATCATGAAAGATCGCCAAGCGGTCACAACAAGTCTGCGAGTAGCAGAAGGTTTTGATAAAAGACATGCTGATGTGATTCGAGCAATTGAAGAAAAAATTCACTCAGCGCAAAACTGCGTTCAGTATCAAAATATGTTCGCGGAAGGGGAATATAAAGATAAAAGTGGTAAATCAAACAAAATCTACTACATGAATCGAGATGGATTTTCATTTATCGCATTTGGTTTTAATGGCCGTAAAGCAGATTCGTTCAAACTGAAATACATCGAAGCGTTCAACCAAATGGAGGATCACATCAAACAGCAAGTAATAATCCCAAAAACTCCAAGAGATTTGGCTTTATTAGCTTTGTCAGCTGGCGAAGAAACGAATCAGCGAGTTGACGACATCGATGATCGATTGACCGATATCGAGGAAAACAAGTTGATCACGACTGAAGATAAAGGAACAGTAGACAGACACGTTCGAAAGAAAGTTTATCAAATCTGCAAAGAACAGCACTTTGGCCAAGATGCAAAAAGCATGCTGTTCCAAGATTTAGGGTCAAGTATTAAGCAACTATTTCATGTTCCTAACCGTGGACGGATCAAGGACAAAGACTTCAGCCGTGTATTGGAGTTTATTGATAATTGGCAACCATCATCTGTTACTAAAGAGCAGATTAAGCAGCTTGAGTTTGATTTTGATGATGTTCTGTAAAACGGATTTTTAGGAGGCTAGTGCAATGATTTATCTGACTGGATGTATTTTTCTGTTTATCATTGCTCCAAGAATAACAAAAATGTTACTTCGATTTATAAACAAACGAAAATAGCGCGACGAAAGAAACAAAGCCAGTGATTGTCATAAATTTAAACAAAGGAGGTGCGATAAATATGGATATTCAACTTATAGCTTGGACGTTAGTTTTAATTTTTGCAATCGGATGTCTAATTTACGGACTCGTAACTATTTTAAAAAAATGAACTATTTTAATGCTTGTTGTTTAGTTTTATATGACAGAAATAAAAATTTAGGAGGAAATAAGATGAACGAAGAAAAAATTGAAATTCTCAACGAAGAACAATACACGAAATTAATTGTGGAAACAAATGAAGGCAAAAAGGTAGCAGAAGTTACACTGACAGATGCAACTCCTGCTGACGGGTACAGAATTAGGCTGACACCAAAATATGACTAGCCTTTTGGAGGGTGTGGATCGTTTCCATGACTATCACGACTTTGAATTTTACCGTCTCGACCATGAATAAACAATTCTGATCCTTGATTTTTAGAAATACCTCTGGCGATTTTTGTTGCTTCGGCTTTTGTGTCCGTGTGCACAGTCGCTTTAGTATTTCCGGCGCCTTTGACATTCCAACCACCATTGGAATCAGGCACCACATGTTGATTTTTACCCATTTTATCTTCACCACCTTATCAGTTATTTCAGCGTTGCAGCGCTGATAAAAGAAGCATACGCATTAATCATCAAGAAATGTTGTTTAGTTTTATCCGCAAAAGTAAAAGTTAAGGAGTGATTCAATGAAAAACGAAATGGACGTTTTACTTATTACGGTATTTATTGGATTAATTGTAATTCTGATACATGATGCTTATTATCTTTCGCTAGCAGGAGTTGCTCTAATCGGCATTTTAAACTTAGCTGAAGTGAGGCAAAAGCGGAGGAATACTAATGAAAGTAGGTGATCAAATTGACGGATAAAAGATGGACTAAAGAACGGTTTTTAAAGTATATAAAGAAAAATGCTCTTTTTGCTGAAACGAATCAAATTTTGAATATTGAAGAGTTAAGCAAAAAAATGGGCTTAAGTGAACGGTATGTAGAAAAAAGAATTTGTGACTGGCGGCAGGTAGGGGAGCTACCCAAGGTAGATATGACCCGTCAGTTCGATTCTTTTAGAAAGTATTATTCGAAAACAGATGATGAAAGAATCATTTATCTGAGACAGCGAGGTGTTTCCTAGAAGGGAATGTACTTTCTAAGCAGTTCTATTAATTTAAAAAAGCTCCTATTTCATAAATTTTGAATCTTAGTAGCAAAAACTTTCTCTTTTAAATATGAGTAAAAATTACTTTGTGTTAAGATGTTGGCTTTCATTAAAAATTCTTTAAGGAGCGTGTCTCTTATCAAAGGATTGAAGAATAATTTTTTTCCAAATTCCGAAAAAATATTACGATCAAACACATAAACTTTATTATCTCCAAACTTTTGATAGAACGTGATATTGTTAGTAACGTTAGCCAATCGATCCATTCGTTGTTCATACTTATAATCTGTTTTCGGATCTTTGTTAAATAAGGTTTTATAATTAATTTCGAATTCTCGAAAATCATATTTTCGCTCAATCTCAACTTCAGCAGTTTGTTCTAAAAGTGCAATTGTTCTTCTGTCATCCGGCTCAAAGTGGACATTAAAATCTCTGACAAAGTCTAATTCGTTAATTGCACGGATTGAAAAGACTTCTTTTGAAAAGAAAGAGATAAACACTGATGAAGAAACTGAGAATACATAAGAGAGTTGATCTTCAGAATATTCAAATTTAATTGTTCCTATTCCATAATCTATTATCTTTATCAATTTATGAGGAATTTTGTTAAACTCAACCATAAAAGTATTCAAAAATATTGGAACTCGTATTTCTGGAGCTATAGAAAAAGATATGAGCCCGCTATTGGACTCAATGCTCTGTATGATGTGTCCACTAGAATCACTTTGAATTCGTTCGATTTCTTTACTTAATTTCTTTGGACAGCTCCAATTATTAGACTCTGATTTAAAAATGAAAGTTTCTATTTCGTTTTTGATTAATTCATACTCTTTAAGGTAGGACTCAAACATAGTTTTATCTAGATTTTTGGCTTTACCAGAAAGATAATTATTCAATGTTTTTTGCATTTTTTTTCGAATTTTGGTAAAAGAGGTTTTCAATAATGTAGGAAGAACAAAATTAGAGTTCTGTAAATAGGTTTTGTCGTCAAATAATATTTTTTGAACTATTGGATATTCATTTTGTAATTCTTCATAAAGTATAGCTGCTTTGGGATTTTTTAACACATGTTTTGATATGCTTCCGATTTCGTCACCTAGGAATTTTTTAACACATTCTCCACCAATATTAAGTTCTTTTTTTGTTGACTTATTCACTATATAGTATTCATGTTTATTTTTAGTATAACAAAGTGAGCATCTTTTCCATTTAGACTTATCGAGAGATTTATTTGTTAATTTCGGATTAATCTTTCTGAGTTTCCATTCAGCTCGTGACATATCTAGCCATAGAGGCTTGTTTGAATAAATTTGCTCTTTAAGACCTGAAGAAATCATTTTTGAATCTACTGATTCACTTTTTTCCAATAAAGTTAATATTTCTCTGAGATTCTTAGATTTTCTGAGGTACACACTATTTATCAAAAGATTTCTTTCTTTTTTATCGATAACTTTAACCAAGTTTTTCACTCCTTTACATAGACATAATATCATATTAGGTCTATGTAAAGGAGTGAACGCTTACTATATCAGAGTGGACGCCGAGAATGAGCTGAAAGTAATAAACGCAGCATTGAGTAGAGTATCTAGAATCAGCAGTGAAGTCATATCAATGACCTTTTGTGAAAACGAAAAACTGACGGCTTTTGCTATCGGTTTAGAAATCGGATATTCAGAACGGAGCATTAAGGGTTTAAAGGCTCAGGCGTTGTTAGAGTTTGCTGACGTATACAGGGATGGAAAATTGATCGTGAAGAAATAAATTGCCCTTTTTCTGCCCTTTTTGTTCGGGAAAAGGTGCTAGAATAGTATTGTCAATAAGTTTCGAAATGGCGGCGTACAAATCAAATATAGAAAGTGAGTAGCTCCTCTTTGTATATTGGTGTGCCGTCTTTATGTCACTGTGGCGGAAGTAGAAGACGCTATGGTAGTAAGTCTGCTTGAGTAATTTTTATCTACCAGACAAACGCTTAAATAGACATGAGTGGGGCAGTGCCACTCCAGTGACTCAATCGACTTATGAAGGATAAAGCTGGGTTCCCGAATGGGAGTAAGTCTATGAGACGAGAATTCCTTTGCTCCTGTGGTCGATAAACATTAAGTTGGACTTGCTAGGAACACGGCAAGTTGCCTTACGCAGGCTTTGTACGCGGTCTATGTGCAGAGGTTGAATGGATGGACACATAGTTCAATGAGTAAGCCACGGTCAGGGGCTAGTCTGATCCAGTGTTCAAACATCGGGACATAAGCGCCCACAAATAGCAACCGAGGATGTGGTATTGAGGGTTTGAGGTAGTTCGTTGAGCGGACGTGTAGGTTGCTTAATACATATTGATTGGTTAGATGGAACCCAGCATGGCTGTACGGTGTAACTCCGTCAATGGTCCCTGCACAGGATCGGAAACGTCCCTGCCTGTGCAATACATAATTAAGATCGCTTATGCGGTCTTTTTATTTTGGCCGAAAACCTACATTTTCGATGGCCGATTAATTTTGGGAGGAATACTATGTTTAAATTATCCGAAATCATTAAGAAGTCCGACGCTGAGAAATTAGAGCAATTGAAAAAGTAGCAGTCTCCTCGTGAGGCTGTTTTGCTTAGAAAGAAGGTGGTGCACGATGGATGGCAAATGAAGAAAATTTAATACCAAATGAGGAGCGAACTCCGGAAGAACTCCGAGAAATGACTCGAAAAGGTGGAATTGCCAGCGGAAAGGCACGACGCAAAAAAGCCGACCTCAAGAAGGCAATGAATGCCATTTTAACTGCTGAAATATCAGATGCCAATTTAGTAAGTGAACTTGAAAGCCTAGGTGTTGAGAATACCTACGAAACGGCTGTGATGCTTTCTTTGGTGAAAGAAGCATTAAAAGGCAATGTAGCCGCCGCGGGACAGATCGTTAAGCTTACAGGAGCGAATAAAGACCGATACGATATATCTGAGCAACGCGAACGTACTAAGCTACTAAAAAATCAGAACAAAGAAGTTGACGGAACTATGGCTGGAAGTGCTAAATCGGCATTCGATGATGATATAAAATAACGTAGGTTGATAATTTGCGATTGTGAATTTCACAAATGTAAAACGAATGAAACGCGTTGAAAAGAGGTTGTATTATGTAGACCAATTATTTTTCACAATATATCAAAGAGAAACCCTTGATATATAAGGGACTTATGTTAAGGGCAGTTATGTAAACAACGGATATAAATAACAAAATTGGAGGTGTGAATATTTGAAAGTCTTGATGTCTCAACTGGTCAATCCGCATTTTCGAGAGATGTGGACAACCGAGAAACCTTATATTATTTGCAAAGGCGGCCGTGGTTCCTTTAAATCATCTACGATAAGCTTGAAACTTGTGGCAATGACAAAAGCATACATACAGGATAGAGAACGTGTCAGTATTGTCTGTATTCGTAAGAACGCGACTTATCTTCGTGATTCGTGTTATTCGCAAATCACATGGGCGCTGAATAAGTTGGGTGTTGCGCATGAATTTCAATTTTTAATCAGCCAAATGAGGATTGTCCATAAATTAACGGGAACAACTTTTTATTTCTATGGTGCAGATGATCCCCTGAAGTTAAAATCAAATATTGTAGGAAATGTTGTTGCTGTTTGGTTTGAAGAAGTCACGGAGTTTAAAAATGCAGAAGAGTTGGATCAAATCTATCCAACATTTATTCGCCAACGCCCAAAAGATTCCAAGCCGAATGCGAGAAAATATGATCATGTAAAGATATTCCACTCATATAATCCACCTAAAAATCCGTATGATTGGATAAATGAATGGGTGGATCAAAAGAAGTTTATGGATAGTTTTTTTATAGATCATTCGACATATGAGCATGATGAGTTGGGAATAAATGATAAAGAACAATTAAAACTGATTGAGACGTATAAGCAAAACGATCCTGACTATTATCGTTGGCTATACCTGGGAGAAGTAATCGGACTTGGTACAAATATCTACAACATGGATCATTTCCATCGACTTGATGAGTTACCGAATGACGACTACATTTTACGGCTTTACTTCTCAACCGACAGCGGGCATCAAATAAGCGCGACAACCTGTAGTTGCTATGCACTCACCCAAAAGGGAAATGTTATCCTGTTGGATACTTATTACTATTCACCGGAGGGGAAAGCTAATAAAAAGGCGCCTGATGACCTGGCAAAGGATTTGAATCAATTCATTGTTAAGTGTGAAATAACGTATAACAAGTTTGCTTATAAGATGACCATTGATTCTGCAGAAGGTGCACTAAAGAATCAATACTACAAGGATTATGGTGATCACTGGCATTCTGTCGCAAAATCAAAAAAAGTGGATATGATCGATTATGTTCAAAACCTTCTAGCCCAAGGAAGGTTTTTTTATTTGGACACAGACGCGAATAAGATGCCTACGGGTGTGCTTTTTTGAATGGAGGTGTCAAGAGAGTGAATGAAAAAGTAAAAACAGGCGAACAGCTGGCGGAATGGGCGCAACGACACGATATGATTTTTTTGTGTCTGTTTATTATTACCTGTGCGATTCTTTTCTACATCTTGTTTACGATTGGAAAAATCCTGACGAAAGAACGTGAGGAAATGAAAAAAGAACGTGAAAAATTTTATCAAACGATCACGAAGCAGCAACAATTGAATGAGAAAATGCACCGGTTAGTGGAAGACGAAAAGAAACATCGTGAGAAGTCTGAGGATATGTTGACGGAGATTGATCATAAAGTTGATATGTTGCTACGTGAAAAATAAGGAGGAACCACTAGTATGAAAAAGAAATTAGTTACATTGAGCCTTGCGGCTCTTTTTTTATTGCCGACACAGGCATTGGCGTATACGGTCAACAATGAATTTAACTTGGGACCTGGCGAGGGCGCCTCGGCTGCCGCAGCCCCCAATTATATTATTGTTCACGATACAGCGAATCCATCCGCGACTGGTCGAAATGAAGCAGCCTATATGAAACGAGATTGGCCCAATGCGTATACGGCTTTTGTCGTTGGCGACGGGATCGTGTATCAAGTAGGAGAGCCAGGTTATGTACAGTACGGCGCAGGTAGCTATGCGAACGCGAATGCGCCGGTTCAAATTGAACTGCAGGCGACACCAGATCATCAGTTGTTTTTGCAAAACTATGCGGTGTATATCGCCTTGATTCGAGAGATGGCTACCAAGTTTAACATTCCACTTAGTTACAATCATCTGATTGGAGGAAAAGGAGTTATCAGTCATGCGTTTGTGTCTGCGAATTGGTGGGGAGATCATCAAGATCCAATAGCGTATCTCGCTTCCCATGGCATTTCAGAAGCGCAATTTGCCCATGATATCCAGTTTGATGTAAACAATCCAACGAAACCACAAGACCAAAAACACAATGGGATAGCGGTGGATAACATCACTGTGACACAAGCAACCAAAATGGTTCAACGGATTCAAACCGAGTATGCGTGGACGTTGTTACGCGATCAAGTCAAAGCAATCAAACAGAAAGACGGACGCTATACGTTGGCGATTCAAACCGGCAAGGGAAATCGTTTGAACCAAACAGCCGCACGTTTAAAACAGGAATTGAAGTCTTATTATCCGAGCTATATGCAACAAAATGTTGCTGTTGTGAATGGGGATAAGGATTCTGCAACGATCGAAGCGCGAAATATGTCTGGTGATTTTTCTAGCCATATGCGTAATTTCTTGAAGGATATTCTTTTGGATGGTCAGACTTACGCTGAGAAGAATTCTTACGGAACGTACGACGTTCGTGGAAAAGGGGAAGGATTCAATGATCAGGATGCGCCAATCGTCTTGAAAGAGATTCAAGCGATGGGGAAAACAAAAGATGTCGGGATTAACCCAGCGCATATCAAAGGATTTAAGTATTAGGACAAACAAAAAACGAACGACGCAGTTACCTGGAAAGGTGGAATGCGTCGTTCGCCGTCTATTCTATCGGTTCTGGAAGGAACCATGTCTGTGAATACTATAATATACCGATTCTCGGGGAATAATTTCGATTTTTTAGAACTGCGCAGTAAAGAAACATAAAATAATAATTGCTAAAGGAGTGTAATATGATTATTCATAGTTGATGTAATTTTACTAGTCTATTATCACGAATTTTGAGAGGAGCATAAAAATGAATGAACAACTAATTGAAATGGTTCCACAAGAAATCAAAGGATGGAATTGGGGAGCGTTTATGTACAACTTTATATGGGGGATTGGCAATAAAACGTATTTGCCGTTATTGTGTTTGATTCCGCTATTTAACATTGTTTGGATGTTTGTGTGTGGTTTTAAAGGGAATGAATGGGCATGGCAAAAAGGTGAATATACAGATACTAAAACATTTTTGGCAGTACAAAAAACTTGGAACCGTGCAGGTCTAGCTAATTTTATTATTTTAATAGTATTTTTTATACTTTATTTTATATTCTTTACGACCATAATTATTCCAATATTAAATAGATTTAATTCATAAGCCATTTAGCGATTCCATATTGTTATACGGGGTAGGTAAAACGTTGAGCAAGTTTGGCCGAAGTGAAATGCTACTATAATTTTACCAACTGAAGAAAATTTCTTCTTTTTTAATAAAAGCAACTGACTCTTCCCCAAGCTAGGCCAGTTGTTTTTTTTGTGTCTTGACAGTGTGCTATCAGCGTGATAAGTTTGTTGTATCGATGGATAGCACCTCGATATACCGTAATGACTAGTTGGTTACCTAGCTTCCAACTAGTCTATTTTGTACCCTTAGCTCAGTTGGTTAGAGCAACGGACTCATAATCCGTCGGTCGTAGGTTCAAGTCCTCCAGGATACATAAAAACGACTTTTTCTTGAGAAGAAAATAATCAGATTTTTGGTTTATTATTAATGAATTTGAATAAGTTTTTAGGATGAACTTGAAAATCAACAGAACTATGTTTATTATGATTATTATCAATTGCAGACGAATCGGAGAAAAAATATGTCATTAAGTGTAAAAATCCCTTCATCCTTAACAAGGTATAAAATTCCTATAGTAGTGAATGAGATACTTACTCCTGACTTAGAACCTAAATCAGATAAAATAATTTTTGATTTGACTGAAGTTTCGTGGATTGATCCTTCTGGGGTAGCTGCACTTTATAATATTGGAAAATGGATAGATGGTTTTGATAATATAGAGGTGACTTTCAGGATAGCTGAAAAAGGTGCAGGTTCTTTCAAGAATAAAATGGCGATGGAATATCTAGAAGATTGTGGGTTTTTCGAAGAATTTTTTGGAGCAAGTGATATTTATAAAGAAAATCATGCTTGTAGAGACACAACTCTACCAATACGAACATTGGGAGTTGAACAAAGTTTTAGTTGGAGATACAATGTTCTGAAAAGGTGGCTACAAGCATCTACAGGACGAGATTTAGAGTTTTCCGGCATACAAATAGGTGTGGAAGAAATTTTTAATAATATCGGAGATCATTCTAATAGAAATATTGGATGTGTTTTTGGGCAGTACTTCCCTAATAATAACGATAGATTAGTTATAACAATTTCTGACTTTGGCTTAGGAATTCCTACAGTTATGCGACGGAAGTATGGAGATTTGGAAGATCATGAATTAGTTTTGCAAGCATTAAAAGAAGGAGTTTCTACCGAGTCTACTCCTGGTAACCGTGGAGCTGGATTACCCAACATAATGAGAAGTTTGACTTCTAATAAGATGTTAGCGTAAAATAATTGTTGGAAAATAAAAAAGAGATTTCTCCACATGTGTTAAAATCAAGGTGTTCAAAACCTTAAAACATCAACATGGAGGAATCTCTTATGAATATTGTACAACAAG